GCTCTGCGAGTGCAGCCGGTGTTGTTATGGGTCTTTTATCTGCCATTAGTTAAGCTGTGTTTCCGTGCCTGCATCGTTTTTGAAATACAGATTGCCGTCTGACTTTACATACAACAAAGCCAGTCCCGATGACGGTGTGCTGGGACTGCTGCCCTGTTCTACGAGCACAATAGACGCACCAAACAGCAAACTGTCAGAGCTTGAAAACTCCGACAGATTGCCGCTAGTTGTTATCGGTCGTAGATTAGCCATTAGGCCAGCGTAATAGGTTGTTGTTCTTCAAAGTTGATCTCGGTTGCTGACAGAGCGATGCCGACTTCCTGCGAAATATAGCCCGATGTGCTAGGTGCAGTTGAGACAATATCACCTGCGCTTGAACCGCTCAAATAGTAAGGAGCGCCGGGTGTCAATCCAGTAAGGCCTGTGATTGTACCATCAAGATATACCGTGGCGTTTGCAGGGCTTGTTGTAGATGCAATAACAAAGCCGTGAGCACGGCGTCCATTGCTTGCATCTGCCTTGCGTGCCTTAACTGTACCGCTGTCATTCCATAGGTTCACGAGATCGCCTGCACTCAAGTTCTCGCTAGTTGCCGCAACCTTTACAGTTGCACCAATCCCAGAAGGCAATACTGAATTGTCCAGTTTGCCGCCGCCGTCAAGAGCTACAATCTTGCCCGCTTCCGTTGCGCCTGATGATGATACGGTAGCTTCGACTTCTGCGAGCTGACCGCTGTTATTTTTGATATACTTTTCTGCCATGTTACACCGTTTGAATGATTGTGTCTATGTCGATGAGTAGTTGCGTCGCTGTTAAGGCCTTGCCTACGTGAACGACGATAGCGCCGTTCGTTGGTACCGTCTGTGTTAGTGTTCCGTTCGTGCCCAGGTAAACCGTGCCCTTCGTCCAGTTCCAATTTGCGTCTGTCAGGATGCCCGAAATTTTAATCGTTGCGTTCGCCCCTGAACTTGCGGCCGTGTATACGATGCCGATGACCTGTGCATTAGCAAGCGTATTGTTGCTAGCGTACACAGCCTGACCTGAAGAGTTAGTAGTAACAGCACGGAGCGCCGACAGGTTTTCGCCAGCGACCAGTGTGAGGTCGTCAGAGATAGGCACCAAACCACCCGATGCAACATCGAGCGTGATAGTAGACTGGTCAACGTTCAGTTTGAGGTCTTCGTCTGCAATGTTCAGACTAATCGTCGACTGGTCTACGTTTATCGTGGTGCTCACTGGGTTACCTCACCGAGAACAGTGACGTAACCTCTGAGAAGTTCATTCGTTGAACTTGAGACCGTCTGCTCCAAATCCCACACATACACCTCGCCCACTGTCAGCGATGACGTACTGGCTGCACTTAGTGCCACCGAGAACGTACCCTGCGAAGCGTTGACAATCGTGATCGTGAACGTTGCAGCCAGCACGTTGTCGATAGTCCTAATCTGGCCGGCGAAGGTGTAACCTGTTATGTTGGTGACAACCCCGTTCGTCTTATGTGTGAAGGTACGTGCAAAGGCTGCCCCCTGACGGAGCTCTAAATCAACACGTGCACCTGATGACGATAGTATAACCATTGGAAACCTTTGCTGTGCTCACCACGGGGCCGAAGCCCCGTAGTCAGAACAGATTAGTCCTTGATGAGGTTAGCAGCGAGGCCGCGATCAGTAGCGTCGTTAATCGGGTCGCCGTTGTAGAGGATAGCAGTGCAAGCACCAAAGGTACCAGCAGAGCCGTCGCCAGCTGTAGCAACGACGTCGATATAACGATCACGACCTGCGAGGTTCACAAAGAACCCGAAGACCTTGTTGTCATCGGTAGCCGTTGGCAGTGCAGGTGCACCCGTTGCGCCGTATACACAGCCCGTGATGTCAGCAGCTCCACTCATGCCAGAGTCGTCTGACTCCTGGAGTTTGAGGGCTGCCATTGCGATGTCTGTTGCACCGAGGCTGAAATACACTGCGAGCTTACCAAAGCCAGCTGTGTCGATCGTGTTAGTTGTAAACGATGCATTGTCAACGATTGCAGCTGGTGGCGTAACGTTGACAACCTTCACATTTTGTAGTGCGTTCATGTTGTCACCTTATGAGTTAATAGTTACGAAACCAACAACAGGGCCTGTTGTACGTGATGCTGCTGTAGCATTGTAATTGCCCATCTCGTGTACCTTGATGTCGAGGTACTGCGTTGCCTTAACATAGATTGTGTCCGTGTCGAAGCCCTTGCTTGCATCTTGCTTGATCGATGTTGCCATGCGATCGCCAAGAGTTGCAGCCTGTGTAAGGTTACCGAAGTAAGCAAACACCTGGCTGTTAGCATCTGCTGATGGCATCACGTCGACGAACTCGACAGGATAACCGAAGAGGCGCTGACCGAATGAGCCAGCAAGTTCTGCTGCTGTTGAACCGCCCTGTGCGTATGCGAGGCGCTCGGCTGTCTCACCGAAAGCTACCTTGTTGAAATACCACTTGGCACCCGTGAGTGCGTATGTTGGAACCTTACGCATACCAGCGATGAGGTTGCCCATTGTAACTTCAGCGAAGGTGTTGCCAGCACATACCTGTGCTGATCCGAGGTAGCCCTTGTGTGTGTCGTTTGTCCATGTTCCGCCACCATCCTCGAGAACCTTGCGGAGCTTGCCAGCAAGACCGAGAACACCGCCGTATGTTGACGTGCCGTCACCCAAGAAACCAGCTTCGTCTTCCTTCTTTGCGAACTGGCGAGCTACCGATTCAGCAAAGCGAAGGCCAAGATTCTGTGTGCTGTTCATTACAAGTTCTTCTGAAAGAACTGCAAGGGCATACATCTTCTTTGCGTTCAACGTCACTGCATCAAATGACATGTCAGATGATGACAATGTACCTGTCTCTGATCCCCAGTATGCCGTCACGTCATCGCCTGTGCGGAAGATGCGGATCGACTCGGAGCCCATAGGCTCAACACGCGTGTTGCGGCGGAATGATCCGTATGTGTCCTTCAGGTTAACGATGAGGCTTGATGTCTCCGTTGGAACGAAGATACCGCCTGTAGCGTCGTTACCTTGTGTGTGTGTCTTATAATCAAGGCCAGTAACTTCTGTGTACTTCTGGCGTGCTGTCTCGTTAGAAAGACCACCAACAAACAAGCCTGTTACGTAAGCTTTGTACTCAGCATCTGGCATGTTGGCCTTTGCTGATGATTCGCCGACCTTGATGTCGTTTGACTTTGGCAGCTTGTTCACTGCTGTCTTCACTTCCGTCTGGCGTTGTGCGTTCTTGGCCTTGATAGCTTCGAACGACTTTACTTCGTTAGCCTGCTCATTGAGCGCGTCAATTTCAGCGTTCAGTGTCTGTGCAGACTTTACTTCGTCCATCGTTGGCTCTGTCTTAGCAAGGAGCGTTTCGAGCTCGCTAGACTTCGCGCTGATGGCGTCGTTGATCTGTTGCAAATTCATGATTGTTTCCTCTTGTTTACTAATGCCCGCAATGCTTCCATTTCCATGGCAGCCTTTGCAGATACTGGTTGTGCCGCGTCAATAAGCATCTTGATATTGCCTACTGCAGCGGTCAGTGTGTCCATCAATTCGGTCAGGCGTGCCACGTTTGCCGACGAAAGCGTGCGCCCTTCCTTTTGCCTAATCTCTGCGCGTTCGTTCAGCCTTGTGATGATACGGCCGACGTCAGCTCCAACGTCTTCCAAGTCATCGTTAAGTCCCTTAGCGCTAATAAGTGCCGTTTGTGAGTTAGCACCGAACAGCACTGGTGACCACTCATAGAGTTTCCCCTTAACTAGTTCACGTGCTCCGTCCTGTGCAAATGTTTCCTCGACTACTGAATAACCGATCGAGAACTCGTCGATAATACCTTCCTTGATGTCGGAATAGGTCTCGCGGCCTCGCTGTGTATTCATGTTGAATTGGCCCCTGATGTACAGGCCACCGAGGTCTTTTAAGCTATCGGGCAGCATGGCGTCGCCTGGCATCAGCTCACGTGCTTCTAATGTCTTGGCCACTGGTGTTTTCCAGTCGTGAGCCCAGACGCCCTTTGGCAGTTTGGTCTTCAGCGAATCGTCGAAGAAACCATACTTAACACGGTCGCCGTAGCTGTCGACGTTATTAAACACGGAGACAATGGCCTCGATTACGCCACTGTCACCCTCTGCCTTAGCTTGAAATTCAAAAGTCTTACGTTCAATTTTCATGGTGTGTTCCCCATACCATACGAATTTGGGTTATGCTGTTGTTTAATTATCCACAAGTTAGAGTTGCCTTGCACGTGTGAAACATCGGCAGTTGACGGAGTTGGATGCTGACAAGCCCTCGCCTGCAGGATACGAGGTGCGTTCGCCACCTACTGTGAACTTGCCCTCGGCATCTTCTAATTGGTCATGCGCTGCAGCGTGTGCACTACGTGCCCCTGACAAAGCCACCCACGACCGTCTGATACCGCCCAGCTCATCCCAGACGGATTTCTGCACAGTGCCTGTTGTGGCTGTGGCTGTAGTGCGAGCGATGGCATTAGCACGTGATACCTTCAGGTCGGAAAACTTCTCCTTCAAAAGCCTTGCCAGTTCCTCCTCACCAACGCCTGCATTCTGTCGTAGTAGAGTCTGGATGTCGGTTCTGATGGTTCCTACGGAGTCCGCTATCTTATTGGCGCTCTCTGTTATACCAGCCTCACGGCCGCGTGTGAACTCACCCTCAGCGTCGACCTCTTCCTGTGCTAATGCCAGCACGATCTCAGTGAGCTCGGTACGGCTGTCCTCGGTGCCGTCAACGAAATTCTTTTCCCACACATCGAGGCTGAATTGGTCGTCTATCTTGGTCTCGATGCGGAGTGACTTAACGTCAGCGGTGATGCTGTCGTACAAATCATCCAACACACGCCCCCACTCCTTAGCGATCTTCTCGGATTGTTTGTTCAACAGGTCGTCGTAGGCTTTGGCGTAGACTTGCGAGTCGGGATGG